GCGGCGGTAAAACAGTTTCTTGGGCGTATGGCGGTTACAATCGCTTTTCTATTGAAGGTCTAAACTCATGTTATTCACCAGCCGTACCTGCGCCAGATTACAATATTACCGAACCAACAATTGAAGGAGTAGTAAAAGCAGGCCAAAAATTAACTTATGCCGGTGCAGAACATACTTTAAAATTAGGTGACATTGAATACGGTTCAAGTGTGAGATTTGATCATACTATTACGAATATAAATTATGATAATGGTTATACCTCCACTTTAGGGATGACTAAAACAACGGATTTCACCTCATCCGAATTTACGACTCATGTTGTATCTTCAACGGGTACAAAGGATCAAGGGTTAAAGGCAGATAATGGATATTATTACGCTCGGCCATTTCGTTTAACTTCAACCCTTAATACAAATACTGTTGAAGATATGATTATTACAAATGAAGAAATGGTTTTTGAAGATATTCTCGTTATTGATGAACAAGGCCAAACTTTAATTTTAAACGGGGGTTCACCATTTGGAACAGTAATCAAAGATTTTGTCGTTAAAACAGAAAGAATACAAAAAGATTCAACGGATAAAACAACTCTCCCGTCTTCCCCGAATGGATTGTTTGAACCTAATTTGGAGATACGATTGCCAAAAGATGAAGATATTCCCGGTGAAATATTTGTCCGAGCAGGCCATGATAGAGTCCAAGCATGGTCTAATAAATCGTGGGGCATGGGTGGCCTATCAGCACCTAACCCTCGCCCAGCAGGTGTGGCGGAAGCAAGCAATCAAGCATCTCAATTTGACACGCATGACCGAATGTTGATTTTTCATTGTAAAAGAATTAAAGATATGGCCTTTAATCAAACAGTGGATGGCCTTGATTATAGCGGCGATAACATATTTTCCGCAACAACAAGCGGAACAACAAGAATTTTCACAGCACATCGGGCAAGCGACCATGCAGAAAGAGGTGCGGTTCTAAATCAAACTACTAATGGAACAACCACCGTCACTAAATATCCGCATCATCGTATTCGTTTTGGCCGTCAAGGACATACCTTTGTGACTCCAATTGGGCATAGGGGTACGCCAATAGCATATCGCAGGCAATTACACCGTTCTTTTGGTTCATCTTATTCATTGATGTTTGAAGCAAAAACCGAACATAAACACTTTGGTTTTGGAAACGGTGAAGCCACTAATTCAACTACTCGTTTCAATTTAGATACTTTAGAAACAAAAGGAGTATCGGGCTACACTACTAATGCAGGTTCTTTTTCAGGAGATGGTTTGCCAACAAATGAACATTTAGTCGGTTCTCGTCTGCACCATCACAAAGCACATTATTCTTCAATAGCCCCCCGCACAAATTTGGATTATTTAATCGCACCGGGGCAAACACAAACAAGGGTTGAAGGAACACCTCAAAAAGTGTCACAGGGAACACTGGTTGAAACTACAATAAGCACTAAAAAATACCCAACCCACCTTACATTAACAGATGCCTTATCGCTTACAAATAGGGCAAATACCGCAAGTGAATTTATGGTAAATGGCTTTCTCTTAGGTGAGCCTACAATGATGGGTGGGCGACCTGAACCTGCCGTTGCTATTCATGCGTCTTCTTTAGTAAATACACAATGGTTTGTTAGAGGGTTAAGCGAAGGGGCAATAGTGCCTCGCGCCGCAACAGAATTAGCAACAGTGCCTCCTTTGATTTTACATGACCCCGATCTATTGAATATGGCGGCTGTTCCTATATGGGTGAGTGGTACAACCTATACGGTTGCAGACAAACCTACTGATATGGGATTAATGAAAGAAACTGATACTAAATCGGGGGCAACACCAGATGCTTTCTTATGTTCATGGCTTGCAGAATATAGCCACCCTGCGCTTTTAGGCACTTCAAGAGAACATTATTTGACTTTAAGGTATCGGGAGGCGGGGATGCCCCGTTCAACAAATTATCCAGCGACCAACGGATTGTTTTTACGAAATCATTCCCCACAAACAACGGCTGGCTTGGCGGTTAATGCAGACCCCTTTGAAACTCTTTATGTCGCACAATGGAAACAAAATTATGGTTTTAATGGCTTGAATGCCGCAGGTCATGGCACAATAGAAGGCATCCGTTCCGCAGGTTCAGTTTTAATGGGGCATACTGGTTTAGCAGAACCGGAGGGAACTATGCAGATATTAGATCCAATTGAAAATAGATTTGGGGTCGCTAATATGAGGAAAACAAGGGGAGAGGGGATTGGGGATGGACTTGACCCAAACCAAGACGGCGCACGATTAATTGTTGATACAGATACAGATGGCGTAGCCACAACAAAAATCAATTATTTGGTAAATCCCTTAACTGCAATTAATTATTCACGCCATTTGCCCGTTAGAGGGTGGGGGATTAGGGGTGGTTCTGATGCTCTCAATATGTTGGCTGGAACGCCAACTGAAACAACAGCAAGTATGGAGAGCATATTTGGGAATGGTCGTTTTGATGGTGGAAAGGCGGATTGCATGAATCAAATCCCTGATGCAACAACGCATGGTTCACAATGGATGACCCCTACTGAAAAGGCTTTACACGCCCCTCAATCAATGCCAATCGGTGTTATTATGTCGGGAGATACAGCAGAAGCGCATCGCTTTAGTAATGCTATTAGGAGAAGTAATTCACCGATTCTTTCATCCGATGAACAGATGGGAATTGGCCGGAAATTAGGGCTACAATCATTTGGTTTGACAAATCCTACGGCCCTTGCTTCGGGGCATTGGGATTTGAAAGAGGATGAAGTGCGCCCTTCACAACTCACTGTTTCTAATTCAGTCCTTTGGTTAAAGGCGGATTCCTTAGATTTACAAGACGGAGAAGCCGTCACATCTTGGGCTGATGCTACGGGTAATGGCAGAACCTTTGTTCAAGGAACGGCTTCGGCACAACCTAAATTCATAGCGTCGGATGGAGATTTTAATGATCACCCTGTTGTTGATTGTGACGGCGGAGATAAATTAGCGATGGCTTCTTTTGATGCCGCATTGAATACAAACGAATTTACTTTATTTGTTGTTGCGGCATCTGATACAGATGGCGGTTCACATCAAGGTATTATTGAATCACGATCCGCTTCACCAGTCACAAGATCCGGTTTCAACCTATATGCTAAATGGTCTGGAACGAACCAATGGTCTTATTGGTGGGGGGGAAATACCGGATGGGGGCAAATGAATTCCTCCACGACTCTAACTTTGAGCAAACCAGATATAGTGACGGCTACGATGAGTGGAGGGGATGGCGCGGGGGCTACCGCTACACAAACATTGAGAATTAATGGGGCGCAAGAAGCAACAGGAACAAGTGCTTTTTGGAAATCAACTGCTGACCCGACACAGGTTGGTAATGTACCGACTTCTTATTTTTTGAATGGACAAATTGCTGAAATTATACAATATGATAGGGCTTTGACAACCGCCGAGGTTTCATCCGTTGAAGCCTATTTATCTTTGAAATATGCAAAAACATTACATTCTTCGCATTCACATTCACAATCGGCATTAAATATGCTTCCGCAAAACAAAGGTTTAGACCCATTTATTGATTTGGTGCAATATACTGGTTCAGCATCATATCCACAGACCGAATCTAAAGCGGCTACTAATGTGGCAACGGAGGCTGTAATTGGGTCAATACAAAGATGGACACCCAGCGCAGATACAACTAATTTTTATACTCTAAAGGGTAATGCCTTGCATACAAATGCGGCTTCGGTTGCATCTAATACCACTGACACACACTATCCTATAACTGGATGGGGGATTAAAAACGCATATGCCGCCGCACCTATTCCTTTATCTGAAATTACCGACCACCGGCAAATTCAATCAAGGGGTGAACCGAGAATGGGATTGGTGATGGAGGTTGAATCTGAACGAAATGAATCAAAGCGTTCTGAATATCAAATTACAGGCACAAAGGCAATTTCTTTGCATAGTGATTTAGCGATAGGGCAACAATTCCCTGTATTGCCAGCATGGGGGAATAAAACAAGTCGCCGTTATGTTGGTATGACTTCAGGAACAAGAGCCGCACCAACAGGGGGTGCATTGTATTCAACGCCTACTGTTTCTATGAGCCATGAAAAGCCGTTTTGGTCGCCGGATTCAAATAAATTAAAAGGGGCTATTACCGTTTCAAATGATACTGTACGCATTGATGCACAAACTCATGGCATGGATTATTGGTCTGTGCGAGGTTCTGCTGATTTACCTTCATGGGGGGGAGTATATATTCTTAGAAAAACATATATGAATCGGGATGAAGAATCGGGGAATAATGAAACCACAGTGGATGGTTCTTCTTTAGCACAATCGCATCAACCACAGCGCAAATATATTGATTATGTAGTCCGATTAGTCCGGCCTTTGAAAATGTATGGTTGGGCATCAAACCTACAAAGTGATGGCTGGGTATTGGGTGCTAATGCTTCAACTACTAATTCCGGCGGTTTAGGGTTTCAACCATTTACGCGTGATAAACGATATGGTGTTTTTGAGATCAATGATAGTAAAGCATTAGGGTCTATTGAAGTCTTATCTTCTGCAAATGGCGCATTAGAAATTGAATGGCCCGATGCCAATGAACAATCAGCAGTATTTCACTTAATTCCTTCTGCTAATATGCTTCAACATTTTAAATCCGACGCACATAGAAAATTAGAAGGAACATGGAATGCGGAGATTGAAGCAAGGTATTCTCAATCAACGCATTCAGGTGGCAAAGAAACGCTTTATCAATCCGAATCTGATTATGAAATAGATGGCACAGGAAATGCTGGTGATTATGCAAAACGAAACAGTGAATATAAATTAGAACAGCAAGATACAATGCTTAGAGATTATCCATCAGTTATAGCGAAACAAACTTTTAATGGCGGCGGGGCTACTACTCGCACATATTTATTAGACCAAGCAGTTAGTTTGCCATCATCTGGTAGTTTAAGTGTAATGGGTAAAACCAATAAATTGACCTATACAAGCGTATCAGGTCGCATGATTAAAGGGGTCAATAATCTAATTGTTGATTATGTTCATGGCGACATATTATATCTAAACGATGGTTCAACTGGTCTTCAAACTTATGCAAATAAAATATCAATGACCCCCGCTTTACCTACTGCACCTTCATTCGTGGATAATGCCATTGTTTTGAATAAAGTGACTGAAACAGTATGGAGGCGATATAATTCAACTTTAGATAAAATCTCAAAAACGAGTTTAACTTATAGAGGATTACTTGAATATAGCCCAGCCGATTTCATAATGGCATCTCAAAGACCTTTGTTATTAACTGATGGACATAACGGGGGAGTAGTTAGTGAACCCAGCAGGTCATCTATTCAAATTGATGGACAAGATACAGACGGTGCATTTTTCCCGCCTTATATTTTTGATTCTGGAGGAAAGATGTGGCGGGTAGCGGGGATCGATAAATCAAGCAAGGTGATAACACTTCGTAATATGGGTGATGAATTAATTTCTAAGGTGGTTTCTATCGGAGAGGTTCTAACAGGGCAACATGGCTATATTGGAATTAGGACAAGCGATGCGGCCTTGAATTTGTTAAATGATGCCGCAGGTAATGTTCAAGGATTTTTGCCTGCGCCATCTGCTTCACTTTTGGGTGCATCAATGAAGACTTCAAATACTCTCGGCGCAAATCCGGCACTTCGTTTAATGAAAAATCATAGCGGGGAATATGTCTCTCGTCAAATTAAAGGGCTAAATATACTTGATGTGATCAAATCCCTCACTGAAATGGATGGTCGGCAATTGGTTCTTGAAAACAATGGAATGATGATATATTCAAGCAAAGTGTTCAATGAATCAAATATCAAAATCGGACTTGATAGTGGGGCGCAAGATATTCAAGTGAGCAAAATGTTTGATTCGCCAAATCAAGTAATTGTAGTCGGAGATGTGGTGGCAGACAATGAGCAGGTTCAAGTGACGGTAAAAGACCTTGAGAAAATGAAAAATGCAAGTGGGGGCGGTTCTAATAATTTAGTTAGGACTCTTCGGAAAGAGATACCGGGATTAAAAACAAATAAAGAAGCATTAAGGGTTGCTAAAGCATTGTTAAGTCGTGCTGAAAATGGTGCGCCATTAATTACAATCAATGGTTTGCTAAAGGCTTCATCTATCACACCGGGAGATATTATTAATATTAATTTACCAACGCATGGGGTAAGGGGGAGTTTTGGTGTTTTTGAGGCCACAAATATTCAAAGCACAGGCCAAACTAATTTGATTGTTGCTCAATATGAAAAGGGTATTGAAGGGCTATTATCTGATATTCAAACGGCCACTGGCAATTCCTCATCAACGCAAAACCAAGCAAACAAAAAGAATGAATTGACAGAAATTGCTTTGACGGGTTCTGTTAAAATAATTGCAGTAGCCAAAGTCTATATGCGTATCAACAATAAGCAGAAATTCATAATAGGGGCTAAATATGATGGCGGTTTGGGTAAAATCGGTGTTAGGGATAGTAATAAACGAGCGAAGCCTCTCGGTCAATCTAAGAGCCGGTTCTTTGAGGTGAAATAATGCCAGTTTTAGATTCAATAAAGGCCGCATTAACGGATCATTTACAAACGCTGATTACAAAAATTAGTCTTGGTTCATCTGGTGGCGATGCTTCTTCAAGGGATTCAGGGGTTGGCAATAGTCAATTAACGGTGACTCCAGAAATCAGTCGGGTTGATGATAGGACTATTGCGATAACTGCTATTTTTGATACCCAGCAATTGGCTGTGAATGAAATCATGGAGTTAGCACTACATGGTGATACTTCTTTAGATACACCCGCCTTTCGCTCAACCTTTTTACCTATTACAAAGGACTCAAATACCGAAGTGAGAATTGATGTATTAATGGAGGTGCGATAATGGGTGCAACGAATCTCGCAGAAGGACATTTGAAGACGGCCACTGGTATATCTTATCAAGCAGATGGATTACGAGACAGCGATGTTTTATCAAGTCCGACCTTAACTAATTTTGTTGAAAGGGGGCTAAACAATGGAGTTTTGCCAATTACTATGAATAATTACCATGATACGGCGCGTAATGACCCTACAACGGGGAATTGTATAGTCCGTTTAAATGGCTCATTAGGGAGTGCGACACAGGTTATTGTTGATGCTGGAACAGTCTTATTAGATGGTATGTATTATTCAATTGCCCAAACAACCTATACTGTATCAACAAACACAGCAAACCTTCATTCAACACATTCAGCCACAGCAATAGCAAATCCATCTGGTACAAACGATGAAGCGATTATGCTTGTTGTTGTTGATCCTCGCAAGCCGAACAATGTCTCTTTGATTTTTGGCTCTTTTGTTGATACTGCATCTGGGCTATATCCCTCATCCCCTTCTGCTCATTTAGACCGTCAATCAGTAGTTTTGGCATCTTTACGCGTTGGCAAGGGTTCAAGTGCAGTAGTAATTGTAGGCGTTGAAGATAAGCGCACATTCTATCGGGCTGGGCCATATCCCTTAGCAAAAACAATTGTAGCGGGTGGTAGTGGTTCACCCGCACACCTCCGTAATGACTTCGTTTCTGGATTCAATGCGGCTAATCTCCCTCTTGCTGGATTAGGAAACATATATGCTCGCGATCCAGCCGGTTTTCATGGAGGGGTTGAACATGGGTCTGGACAAACACATTTATTCTATCAAGGCGATATAGGAAGTGGCACTTTAGCCGGTGGTGGTGGTTCTTATCAAATCACGCCCGTTCATCGTGTTTCCCGATGGCATGGCACTTATGCCGCTTTAACGGCGGGGAGGATTACATTTGGTACGGAGATTTTGTTTGCCCCTCTCCGAAGTGAAGAAGCAGGGCAACCGGGATATTTGGTTGAAATTCAAATGTATGCAAACGCCACTGGCGGTTTATCCCGCACATTAATTCAAGGCGTGGATTATACCATTGATGCAAATTTAATTACTATTTCAAATCCTTCCGGCTGGGCAACCGCCGCAGGTTCATTGACTCATATTCATTTAACATATGTTCATTCTTGCCATCACGCATGAGGTGTCTTAATTGGAGAAGAAATACCGCAATAAAATATCACAGGTTTGCCCTCAATGTGATAAAAGTGTTTTAGCAATACGCATTAACGGTTTTTATTCAGGTGATCGGGATAGAGTCTTCTTATGGGAATGCCCTCTTTGTGCTAATGTATGGCGGGGCGCAAGACCCGAATTAAAGAACACTTTGATTTAAGTTTCACCTATTTGAAGACGCTCTTGTACCACCAGCACCCAATTGCCTTCGCATGGCTGGTCTAAAGTTTCCTCTCGCTTGATTTCGCTTGTATCTTTTTTGGGTACGCTCTCTCTTTACTTTGCGCCCTATGCCCCATGCTTTTGCTTTACCCTGCCTGTATGGTCGGTCACTGATATTGCTTCGTGAATAGCCTTTGAATTTGCCCTTTTTTGTAATAGAATCCCAAGCGGTCTTAAACGGGTCTGCTGATGCGGCTATGTCATGCCAGTCGGCATTACTATTGCTGGTGCAGGCATCCCATTCTGCTAAAATGCGTTTATCTCTTTCAGCCACCCTTCGGTGATTATCCATATTTGTATGTGTTCCTGTACCCATTGGCGTTTCTAACATTAGTCTAAAATTATCACAAGGCAACTTCGCCAAACTATCTCTCAAAGTTTGAGCATTTCCGGGAGATAAATTACCAGATTCAGTCCACGCTTGAGCCACTTTTTCTTTTGCCTCCGTACAACAAGGGTCGTCTTTTTCATCCATTTGGACTTCGGGCAATTCTTCTTCGCGTTCCATGTGATCAAGTGCGCTTGTTTGTGAAAATGCAATTGCATTTGCTTGTTCTGGACTTATTTCATCCATCCAACCTTTGACAAGTAAATCCCATGTGGATTCAAAGGGGTTTTCACTTTTTTTTGGAAACCATTCAAAATCATCTATGTTGTGCATAACGGCTTCTGGCTTTACATTTTTACCTTGATTATAATTATTATATCTGTCTGGCCGATTTATGATTTCAGTTTTAAAACCATGTTTCTCATACATTGGGGTGACGGATGGATGATTAAAAGCAACAATTGGCATTCCTTCTGCCGCCTGTTCGCCTACTAATTCGGCCAATAATTTTTGTTGTTCTTCACTCATATTATGGTCGTAATTAGCCCCCTCCCCGCCAGCATAAGGTGAATCAATCACCCCAAAATCATCATCCGGATCCATAGGTAATTTGAAAAAATCTTCAAAGGACATACCGCCTCTTATGTCATAATTTTCATAAACTGGCGCAAACTCCCCCAAATCTCTTTGTTTAGGTTCTTTAAATTCCGGTGCATTTGATGTTTGATTTGCATATCCTTGAGAATTCATACGGGGGTCGCCTCTCCATGCTAACCTTTGAAATTGCGCCCATTTTTCAATCATCTTTCTATGCTCGTCTGGTGTCAAGCCACCTGCTAACTTCTCTCTTCTGATAAAATCATTTAAAGAATCAGGCTGTAAGTTTTTCCAAGAAGTATCAAATTTTCCTTGTTTCCTCCCCCTCGGCGTTCCGCCTCGTATTTGTTCGTAATAGGTTTTATTGTCAATCACTCCATCTTCATTAAGAAAGGGTTCGTTGTCCACGACCATATCATTATCCTTTATGCGGTTAAAATAATCGCCGACAAATCGGTTATAATCTGCAACCAAAGCCCTGCCACCGGGATTTATATTTGAAGAAACATTTAACCCCCCCATAAAAGGTTCAAGGGTTCTTCTCAAACCGCCTGTTTTTTTAGAAGGAGTCTGTGAAAACATACGGCGTAATGGGCCATTATAACGGCGATGGTTTTTGCTACCAGTGTATTTAGTCGGCCCATCAAACCTTTTCCCAGAAAAATCATTCCGAATTGATTCAAATTGTTTCGGGTCTATCGGCATAAAACCCCTCACTTGATTTTACTTTTATCTTTCTTAGGAGTCGGCAGTTTCGGTGCTGGCTTTTGTCCTCTATCAGATTTATAGCCCCACTTCATTTTCTTTTTTTCAATGTCGGAACGGAGAATTTGATAATTTTTATTATTGCGCTGTGAAGGTTTTGTCTGTCTTTGTTTCCCGGTTGGAGTCTTCATATAACCGCATGATTTACAAGGAAGTGCGCCTCCTTGGTTATCGCATTCGCGGCATTTTTGGCTACCTGCCTTTGCATCTGGTGAAGGAGATTTTACCCTGTTTATTTGGGTTTTAACTATCTCCCAGCCGGTATCAAATGCTTCACTCATTATACATTTTCCCCTTGCCAAGTTTTCACATCTTCATCATGTTCATCCACACATTCATAGTGCGCCCAATTACCTGTCAAATGATCATACACACCCAATGGATTACCACAAAGGCTACAATCACACCTTCTCGCCGATTTCACAACCGCCCAGCCAGTGTTTAATGCCATTGGCTCGCTTGCTTCTATATTGCTTCTCCATCTATCATCATCTTCATCATCAGACCGTTCAGGGTTCATAGGAAACGGAGTATGAAACTCTTCCACATTGACATCATCGTGTGAACCTGTGTAGGTTTTGCCCATGCGGTTCATTGTATCTTCAACAGACCAACCACTATTCAACATCAAATCCACCGCTTTTCGTTCCCCCGTTTCAGATCGGCCTGCGGCATCTATCGCTTGGATAAGGCGCACAAGCGGTAATCTATCACCGGCCTCTTTAGCACGACCAGCCGCCCAAATGTGACCCCATGAAGGCATCTCTTTTATTACAGTCCAGCCGGTTTCAAATGCTTTTGTCATCTTCAATCACTCCCGTTTCCTAACTTGTCTTTTAATCTGCGCCGCCAATTCTCTTCATTTTCTCTTCGCAATTTTTCTTGGTGCGTTCTCATTTCTCGCTGTGCTAACCACTCTCTTGTTGTTGCAGGTTCGGGTTTTTCGGGCGTTCCGCCCCATGTGTAAGGAGGCGGTCTTTCACCGGACATATCTTGATCATGCCTGTATGCAATATCTATATCAGGATAACGATTTTTGTGTTTTTGATAACCATCAGGAGAAGATAGATGCCTACGCTCATTACCTTCTTCATCAAGATACCCTAACAATTCATCCATAACAACATTATCCCATTTGCGCTGTCCGTAGCGCACTTGGCGGCCTTCAACCATGCGTTTTCCTTCTTCAACCTTCTCTCTCGGCCCTTGCCATTCTTTCACCACAAGCCAACCGGTGCTGAACGCTCGGTCACTGGATTTTTTAACTTTGTTTTGGTCGCATCCATCACAAACGCCAAAATTGAATTTCAATTCATCTTCGTGGGTATCATTTCCACAACGATTACATTCGCTCATCTATTCACCTCATTGACGGATGCACCGTATTTCTCGTACCGCATTCACAAGTCTTCTGTTCCCATTCTGCATCGGTCATCTTTTTCCCACAGTTTCGGCATTGTAATGGATTTTTAGTCCAGCCTTCATCATCGCTAAGTCCATCCCATGATTTCTTTGAAATTAGATCCCAACCGGCACTGAACGCTTTGTCCAATGTTGAGGGGTCTTTTGTATCGGATTCACGCTTTCCTCCGCAAGCAACACATGGCTCTTTGCCGACTCTCCTATGAGTGCATTTGCTCATCTTCACTCACCTCTATACTTTCCAAAAGGAGTATTATATGGGCAGGTATAGCCCGATTCTTTCGCTTCACAAGGAGTATCTGCGTCACACCAAGGGCATTGACCGCCTCTAACCACTTCTTCTGGTTCATACTCGCAATCGCATTGATTAGGATCGCTTGAGTCATCTGCACCCCAACCGGCGCAGTTAGAGCAAACTGGCCCTTTCATTATAGACCAACCCGCGCTGAATGCTCGGTCATTGGATTTCTTCTTATCCCAAAGACCCATAGATGAATGAGGACTCATTCTTTGTCCATCGGAGTCATATTCTTTTTCTTCTGATAGGTTTGGGCCATGCTTATCGCAATAGGTGTGTCCATCTTCATCGCTTCTCATTTCACCGGGATCGCAATCAATACAAAATTGGCCATCGCATTCCCAACATTCATGCACTTCGTCTTCTGTTCCACACGATTCGCACTTCATATATAGCCCGCCCTACTCTCCATCAGCCAATACATCATATCTAAAACTTATGCGGAATGGAGATAGATTTGCCAGTTTCCTTATCAGGAAAAGTGATTTGATTTTTTTGATATATGGACTGTGCAGTTTCCGTAATCAAAAACACATCAAACTTCACGCTTCTTAGAACAGACCTTGTGCCACCTCGCCTCCAATCCCTTATGCGGGAATACAATGTAGTGAGGTATTGTGGTCTAAAATTAATATGTTTTCGCCATCCTTTATTCGCCTTGTATAATGTTTCAAGCGGTATTCTTTCAGTCTTTGAAACATAGTGTTTTTCCGTAGCCTCTATACAGTCTGATAGAAGGTCTTTTGTTAGAGTATCTATTTTCACTTCTAAGAAGTGTTCTATCAGTGGCAAATCAAATTTGGCTACATCGTAACCAATGATCAATTCCGCCGCCTCTAACGCTTCTATGAAGTCTGTTTTACTCGTTCCTCCCTCAATCCCTATGCTATCTAAAGGCAAACTCATAGTTTCATTAGCAATAAAAATCTTTATTCCTCCCCCGTCATCGTAAATTACAAAATCTAAATCTCCTTCTTCAATGATGCCGCGCCAGCCTCCCGACATATCGGCATTAACACTATCTGAAAAAGCCTTCAATACAAGATATTTATTTTCCTCTAACCAATTATTCATTTTTCCACCCTATGTTTATTTTTGTTTGTTTTGCTTCTTCAATTTTCTTTTGTTCATCTTGCCGATCAACATTCATTCTGCTTGCCGTATAATTTTTGTTTGAATTATTATGTTCTAAATGGGCAAACATTATGTCTTTTTCAAGTAGTCTATGGCAAAAAAATGAATTGTTAAACGAAGCGGTATTGCCGTCAAATGATACCTTTTTATCAACAATTAACAATTGAAGTGAACGCCCAGCGTTTTGATGCTCAATGAAAAACGAACCTACTACTTGATAATTTATAATTGGCAATCCCATAACCATAGCAAAAGGTTTGCCTAATTCAAATAAACGCTTAAAGACTTCTAATTTTTTAGTGAATGGTGGATTTGAAACGATGCAATCATAATGCTCATCAGGTTCATATTCAAAGAAATCTTGTCCACTCCAAATGTGACTATAAATCACCTTAAATCCCGCATCTCTCAAACATAAAACAAATTCACTGTTTTCAGTATCAAAAGGACACCAAATAGTAATGTCTTTGGAGGGAATATCAAGTGTTCTTGGATTACATTTCAAAAAAGGAATAATGGCATTGACTAAAATGGGCGGAGTATAATACTCGTCTTTTTCATTCCATGACGATTTACGCAACCAAGTGTGGTCTTCAACCATACCTATTCCTCCATCCCTATGAACAACCTTCTGCCTGATTTTATTTTCACCATTAATTTACCGGCAATCATCTTGTCAAGCCTTCTTTCAGCCGTTCTTTCAGCAACGCCCTCCAATTGCGAATACTGTTTGCATAACTCGGTCTTTGAAACAACCTCTCGCCCGCTTCTCTTATCCACTACTTTTTTACATCTATTGTATGTCTTTTTCCATGAATGTGTTGCCGCTTCACGCTTCTTTGATTCCTTGAAGTCTTGTTTAGCCTCAAGCCAAATCGTCAAATTGTGTAAATTGTCATAAATAATTTCAGTCGCCATCATTATATGATCTGCGGTAATGACCGTTTTGCTCATGGTGGCCGCTATGATATTTGCAAAAATGATAGTATAATTCTCAACATTAGGAATAAAAGTCATCGCAGTTTCTCGTATGTTTTCATTTTGAATCCCCTTTACCAATTCATAATAGTCATCAACCGCATTCAATAAAGCGGCGTGATAATTCGGGCCAACAGTGAAGAGAAGACCTGCATTATTTATTGAGCAATCCTCCTTTTCAGAATCGCTGTAATCATTCCAATCTTCTTGGGTGATATTTGCAACATCAAACAACCGTTCTTTTATTTCGGTTTGAATGTTTAATAAGAATCCTCCTAAGTCTTCATAAGACCATAAACGGTCAGGAACGGGAACATAGACCCCCGACATACGATGTTCGCTTGTTGTTTGTCTTTGCTCAACCCCTACATCATTTTGGTACAGAAATACCCGTTGAAAGAAACCCTTCTCAAGAACATGGTGCATAATGTCCTTTGGAGGGTATGTTGTCATCCATAAAGATACACCCGATGGAGTCCGAACCGAACCCCCTACTAAGTGCTTAACAAGAACATTCGTCGCAGAACCAATCGGGGCCATCGCTTGTTGAAGGTATAGGATTTTGTCACTGAAATATGATTTTGCATCATTCAATAGAACACTGGCCTCATCAAAAAGAAGAGTTTTGTAACCGTTTAAAAGACCGGGAACAGTTTCAAACTCCTTTTCCCCTGTTGGTTTCCCCTCATCATCATAAATCATTTTTTCAACAACAGTTCCGATTAATTTAGCATCTGAACCTGCACTGAATTGCTCTCCTTCAATGTTACAGGCTTTCAATAGTTTTTCTGTAAATTCGTATGCAATTGATTTTCCTGTGCGAGATTGTTGAATCCAATATACATGAACCCTGCAATCAATATGTGCGCCATGAATCGGGATCCTCATATAAGGTGCGAGGACTTGCCCACATACAAAGAAATATGATAACAAACCGGCGTATTCATTGAAGAATGACACAGTATTAAATCGTTCAATATAAGAGCGCAAGAATTTACTACCCTCCCAAGGAGATGTTACTAAAGAATAGTCATCCCACTTTCTGCCGCCTGCATCCGTTGTCGGTTTTAACATCATATCATTCACTCCATTCCGAGCCACAGGGGGTTGCATACATAAAGCCTCATTCAAGCCCTACTCATTTTGACCTTTTCTTGAACAATCGCTTCTTCGCTGTTCAATGCTTTCATTATCCTTTCAGCCCGCACTTTGCCTACGCCTTCACTTTGCATTAGGGTCTTTGCGTCAAGTCCTACTATCTCGGCAACCGAACCATGTTCTTTTAACAACCGTTTAGCAATCGCATCACTACACCCAGCCGCCCTTAATATGTCCACTCTCATATCTTCGGTTGCTGTTCTTCGCATTACCCTATATGTTGCCGTTGATCTCAAAGTGCCATGTTTTTCAAACCTCTTGCATATGAATCTCGCCGCCGTTGATTTGTTTGAAAATGTGATTATTTGAATATCAAAATCATTAGAGAATCTGGCTAATGAACCAGTGTATGATGCAAAAGCGCGGGCATAAGGTATTTTCCGCCCACCTTTCATGGCCTTTGCTATGTATTGGTCTAATGTACCCCATACTAACAAAATCGGTTGAGCATAGTTATCATCTAAGTTTTGTAATTGCCGTTCTAAATGACCTGAATAAAGGCTACCTAAATAATCTTCAATAGATTTTGCTTCAATGCCCACCGATGCAAATGTATAATCTGTTAAGTGTGTTTGACGCACTTCGTATTTCAATTTGTTTTTGTCACAGTATTTTATGACTAACTGTTCCAGACCTGAACGCTCTCGGTTATCAATAAAGAGTATTTTATCATTTTTTGTCATTTGCTTCAACAACCTGTTGCGCCAGTCCAACGCTATTCAATAAATCGCAAATCAGATTAGCCCAATTAGCATCCTGTGTAATCGCCACCAATCGTTCTCCCTTTTGAACAATTTCGTGAAACCCACTTTCTAAATTGAATCTAAAAGACCAATCTAAAACTTCGGGTGCTAATTCTTTTCTGTGGTGCTGTTGTAGCATTTCTTCTGCTTTCTTTCTTTTAATCTCTTCAATTTCGTTATCTTCGTCTGTCATTCAAATCCCTTTCCCGTCATAATATGGACACCGACCCACGCATAGTCCTTCTCGGTATAGTGAAGGGCAGGTTGGCGACTGGTAGTATCTATTTGCGCCATGCTCAAGCATACGCTGGGTAATCGTTGGGTTGTAATCGGCCCATTCCAATGAAGCGATGAAAGCGTGAGTCTTTTTTATGACCTCATCGTTTTTCATTGTAGCCTCATGTGGTGGCCTTGAGAAGTTTCTAAAGAAGTCCATTAGATACATCATAAGGTATGTGCGTGGGTGATGGGGAGGGTTTGACCCCTTCTCACAGGTGGAGGCTTCTAAACAGGGTAAAATCGGTATGTTCTGCACCCGACCCATCTCCACTTTGATTTCTTCGGCATCAAATTTACCCACCCCAGCACCAGACCGATGAAAAGGATTACCGGGATCTCGTTTTACAATCTCAATCTCCATGCCCTTTTCACCCACCATGTAAAATCCCGGTTTAGGTTTTTGGGCTAACGCTTCAAAAAACGACCATTCTTCGCCCAGCGTACCGGGTAATAACGGAATGCCCCATAACTTTCTCTTGAAGTTATATGAATTCGGAATGCGAATGTGCCGATCAGGTCTAAAAGATACCACAGGGTCAAGCGTTATCAAATCCATATCGTGAACCCATTTGTTAATCATAGCGCGACCAGAAAAAAGAAAATCATTTAATTCGGATGGAGGGAGGGCATAACTTTTATCCAGCATAACCCATACATGAAATCCTCCACCAGTGAACCATGTTGCGTGTTTTATCTTGTTTGAAAGTAAATAACCGCATAACTTCCAAGCCTCCTGTGAACAGCGATTGCCTGCTTCTTCAGGACTCATGCCTAATTTATCTTCGGCTCTATTCCTATCCATGTCAATAACAAAATGAGGGATTATTGCTGTGTTATATTCTCCCCGCGTACCGTTTGGTTTTAATTCCCTAAAGCCATATACCGTAGTAGTAATGTTGTCTTTGCCATTCATTGAATTAATAAATCGCTGTAATTCTTTTCGGCTATGGACAACCTTTCGGGTTCTCATATCCACCTCGCGAGGGAAGTCATCAAACAAATTCGCCATTTTTCCTCCTCCTTGCCTCTTTCTTCAAACGGGTGCATTTTCCACATATCTTATGATTTCGCCCATCGGTTCTTGAAATCAAAGTGCGACAATGGTTATTTTCGCATTCTCGCTGACTATTCACTTGCCCCACCAATCCCTTGCTTCATATCATAGGGCATTAATGCTCTCTCATATTTCGGACAGAATCCTTTCACCCGACACCAAGGCTCACATATGAATCGTTCCGCCCCTTTGCCAAGCAAATTAAATGAATCACCGTCAAAACCTCCATTGTATGCCATATGTGCTGAAACAAGATTTTTTAAATCTTTTAACATATCTCTAATACCTGATACTTGCACTGGTTCAATAAAACGATAGATGCGGTCTTCGCCTGAATCTTTAATCCCTGCTGTATGATCCCATCCCCAATGAGCAGTTTCAACGCCATCAGCCTTTTGAATCATATAAACATAAAAAGCCATTTCCTTCCTCATGCTTTCTAATTTCATTTTGTTATTCAATTTCCATGCGCCAGTCTTCAATTCATGGATATGTAATTCGCCCTTCTCGTCTTGAAAAACTCTATCTATAATCCCGGTCAAATGAACCAGAACAGATACCCCGTTTAAATCCACAGAAACGATTACATCTTTTCCAATCTCATTACCAACGGGAAGAAAGTTATCTGGGTCGCTGTTGTTAAACCTCACAGCCTCCGCCTTCATAAAACGGTCTAAATGTATCTCTTCATCCAATTCAAATGTTTTAGCCGGAGTTATTTCACCACCCCATTCCTTGTCTTTAGATGATGAAGGGATATAGGTTCTAAACTCGTCATAGATCTCTTGTGTAGTCTTTAATCCCGAAGCCGCTTCAATATCAACCGCATTATAAAAATCCTCAACCGCATCATGCACATTTGTTCCTCTTGTCATAGCATCTGTTGAAGGTTCTTTTACACCTAAAATGTATTTGATGAAATACTGTTGCTCGCAAAACTGAAACGCACCCAATGATGATTTAGATACTCTAAGCATCGCTTTTCCTCGCATAGAAGGATTCCATGCGTATGTTGATAGCAACCCATCTGTATTAGGAATAGGGTATGCCTTTGGCGGTTTGATGGGGAATGAAATATCCTCACCTCATTCAATTACATCATGCGATTCTTTGTCATCGGGATGATCAAAAGAACCATCTCGTAGTCCTTTCCAGCCATACCAAACTCCGCCATCCTTGTTTCTTTCAAATATCAAAACCTTTCCCGGAGTCTTCAAAGAAGTGCGGTTTTCAGTGAGAATCGCATAAGCCCGAACAACGCCGGTTAATTCTCCCATGTCGTTTCTTTCATGCACGATTTCAGAAACGGCTCTTTGTTGTAGCCACTTTTCCGTTCCCTTTAGCCAGTTAGGCACTTCTGCGCCTGCTAATTCGTTTCCGTTTGAGTCATAGGTGTCTTTTAGGTGCGTAATCAAATAACAATGAATCCCGCTACGGCATAATTCAGTTAATGAAGTCATAGCGGCATTGTATCGGTTTTTACGAATGTTCCAATTAAACCGGCCAATCTGGACAGTGGCCTTTTTACCAGCAACCGCAATTCCATCAGCACCCAAATTCAAATCTTCGCACTTCATTGTAGTTTCACAAATGTTTAACCAATGGTCTGCACCATCAAAGACAACAGTTTTTAGATAAGGATTAGGCATTTTACCATGTGCTTCAAAATACGCTTCTTGAATATCCGATTGTTCCTGTGCCGCTAATAATAAATCCATTACCCGTTGATAGGTTTTAGGGAAATCATAAGGTACGCGACTCGGATTCTTATTCAAGACCCAAGGATTGATTGTCAAGATATTCTTTTTGCCGTAATGATGTGCGGCTCTTGTTGATTCGCCGCCCATATCAAAATCATAATGATGTATTTCAGCACCATTTTCTATTTCTTCTGGAGTTAGGCTATCAAGTGGCGCACCCGTTTTACCGGCTTTCGGCGGTGCGGCCCATCCTAAGAACACATACTGTCGCTGGCGAGGCTTAGAAGCCCTACGACGCGCAGATTGTATTGAATCCCATGCTGGATTGTTAGATTTAGGCGTTTCTGCAATCGTTTTAACGGGTGAAACAACTACTGTGGCATTTGCTTGCATTGGTGTTGGTTCTTCGCTAAGATCGCCCTTCGGCCATTCATCAGTGACTATTACTTCAGGAACAGTTTCAACGACTTGTTCCGGTTCATTAACCGGCGTAGTAATTGGGTTATTGGTATCAACCGGCGACCATGAATCAAAAAATCCTGTGCCAGCCATTATACCTCATCCTCCATGTTCCTCTTAAGGTCAAACAAAACATCTAACAATTCTTGTATGGTGACAGTTTTTGTGTCCATTTGGCACTCATCAATAACCCCACATACCCATTGTAGTGCGGTTTCCATTGGCGCGTTTGCCTGTTCCTCTCTCGTATCAATCAATGTTGAAACATCAATCTCATTCGGAGTCAATTCACCAGTGCGCTCGGAATAATCCGCCGTAGCGAAGATCAATCCCCTGCGAACATCTTCATCGGTTGCAGGTCTGCCGCATACGACTTCAAATTCAGCCCTGATTTCAATAATGGCCGCATCTATAATGTCTGCGAATCCATCGCCCCAGATGAAAGGAGATTCGCCTTTTTTAGCAATCCCTCCTGTCTCGGCACTACTCCAAAAACCCATTCAATATCCCTCCGGGTGATCAAGGTTGCCCAAGTCGCTAACGCTGTCATCAACCTTTGGCGCAACAATAGAACGGAGAGGCATAGCCCAAACGCCCTTTGCATCCATGTTCAAATTAACATCACCTGTTGTTGATTCCCATGTTCTTGTACGGACAACAGCCCAAACGCGTGAACCCTTTGCATAATCATGCCATCCATCGGCCTTCTTAACCTTAAATGCACTGTGATTTGAAACCAAAGTGCGTGAAACATCAATCCACATTTGAGCATTAGGGTCTTCGCGACGCAACGATTGACTGGTTAAAGTCAATGAATGCTTGAAGCCTCCATCGCTGTATTCGTTTTCTTTGCCATCATGGTCTATGTAATCAACAACACCAGATATTACAAATATAGGCCCGAAGTCTTTACCAGACTTTAGGATTTTACGATTTGTCATGTGATATTCAAACGCCTCATTCAAATCAACCACTGGGGTTGTTTGAGCGAGATATTGGTCTGGTGCAAACATCTTAGTCGCTACTGCCAATTGTTCTTCTGGGATCCAATCTAACCCGTATGCTGGGTCAATGTCAAGTGCCTTTAGAATATGCCCATCGCCAGTCCATGCTTCCTCTAATTGAGCCTTGAAAGTAATAGGAGTCCATAGTTTTAATTCAACATCAGCCGCACCGAATGAACATTCAAGAGGCAATATGTTAAACATCGGCCCATCTTTGAAGAAGTCGCTTTGCTTGTTTCCAACAAAGAACCATGTTCGCTTAGGCATATATGCCATTTTAGGAGACTTCTTATCATCCTTGAGTAAAGAAATGTGTGCGCCACTGAATAGCGGTATTGCCCAGCGAGGTTTTGAATCCTCTTTGCCCTTTTCGGAAAAAATGGTTTGGTCGTCTGCATTCGCAATTTTCCAACTACCTTCTGAATAAAATACCCTGCCGATGCCGATTTGTCTATCGTTCATCTTGATTCCGTATCGCAACGCTTGACTAAGATTGCCTTCTGCCGCTTGAACCGCAGTTTCACGCTGTCTTTGCATAGTATCTCGCTCACCGTCATAGCCGATTAGCATTCCAACCCATACATCGCCTTTGCCACCGCTACCGCCTTTTCTGCGGCTTGTAGTAATCTCCCAAGATGAAGAAAAGAAATCGTAATCTTCGGGGTCTAAATTGGCAAGATTTTGTTGTGCCGCCGCCCATACTTCAGGAAACTTTTCTTTTACAAAGCCTGCAAACGCCTCCGCCGTTTCTTGTTCATTCCAACTATTCTTTTCCATTATTCTTTTCAATGTTTCATTCAAGGTCATATCTCTCACCGTCTTCGCTTTCCAGCACTACAAGCCAAAGGGGTTTCACTCTTAAAGGCTCTCTATGCTATTCTCAATTAAATCCAACGCCTCAATTACTTCTCTATGGTTTTTAGGCTGGCGCAGTATGCCATTTAATGCCTTCACCAAATCAAAACCCAAAGGTTTTGCTAACAAACTTTCCAAGCCCCTCATTGAGTAAATTATTTTCGTAATGTCACCTGCGACAGTGTATCTCTTCTGTGGCCTTAACCCTAATGAAATCAAACGGTCATGTACGGGTTTTGTGAGTTTCAAGAACCAGATTTCCGGCCTAATCAAATATCCGCATGGCCGGTCAATACTTTGCTGGCATACAATATCGGCACGAATGTTTGTAGCAAATGAAATTGTTTCTAAAACGAGGGGAGTTATGCTGTGAGCATTTGATAAAATTTCATTAGGGGATATATTATCGCCAGCCCCATTAATAGAATTAGTATCAGAATCAACAAAGGAGGGATTATTATTGCCGCTTTTAGAATCTCCCATAACCTTTCCCCCATGCTTCATTCCTCTTCACTTAAAAAATCTAATTGTTCAACTCGCACCACATCTCGCTTGCCTGCTGAATGGGCTACGCTGGTAATCTGTCCTTGAACATATCCGCCCAAAACACCAAAACCTGAAGCAACAACTTCAACATTAACAAATACAGGAGATGATATTGCTACATTTTCCCCTTCGTATGCACTTGATTCTTCACAATACTTATTCAGTTTCTTGCTTAGATCCACTGATGCTTCAACAACGCCTACTGGCAAGTAATCGTCACCATCAACCGCCCCGATTCTCCATTTGGCTAAACGCACCCCTCCATTCTCAATTACTTCGCCCCATATCCCATTCAAGATACGGAATACACATTGATTTGGATTTGGATTAACCAACACTACTTCGTCTTGAGTATTTTCATAAGTCAATAGAGATGATGTATTCCACAACATTAAAGCATTCTTTTGCGTTTGATTCGCCCCTTTAGGGAATGGCACTTGTTCCATCTCTTTCAATACGATTTTAGGGATTGTCTGCCTTCTTTCAAGATAGGATAGATCAGGAGAGAGAGTATAGCAATCTAAAATCAAGATTTCCATTTCGCGCCCATCTGCATACTCCCCTAAATAGACTCCATTTGGTAATATCGTAAGGGGAACAGACCACACAGCCATAGTATCGGATATGACACTCTCTTCAATAAGATGCCCTGCTGAATCAAAAAGAGTAATCATTTCATCTGCCTTATGTATTGTGATAAATTCTCCTTGTGGCGAATCAACAAAACATTTTGAAAATCTAACATCTTCAATTCTTTTAGAAATAGGCGAGGGGATGATAATGCCATTGTTGATTCGTGGTTGTTGTGCTTCAATGATTGCATCATAATCTCTTATTGAACATAAGTGCGATACTTGTTTTAATCCTGTAATCAAACAAGCCCTTTTCATTATACTCAAAGACATTTTATTCGCTATTGCAAGCCCTGATATTACCCATGACCGTTTAGCGATTGTTGGTTGTAATGAAAGTCTGCGAATCACGCTTCGCATATCTATTTCATTAATTCTTGAGAATAGTGGCCGGAGGATCAAAGCCCGTTCTTCATTTGAGCGCGTATCGCTCAAAACATTTGATATGATTTGTGATACCCGCCCGACTGTTGTTGTAGTTTTATCTGTCTGTGATAAACTGGATAAGGAATATATTAAATCAGGGTTCTCTTCTATCTCGCTGGGGTACGCATCGGTTAAATGAAAAAAGACTTCTCTCAAATCCTCATCACTTAAACGAATAGATGATGAAGGCGAATAGAAAAAATGTATAATTGGCCACTGGTCGGACATTGTGCCAGCCAAGCAACCTGCAATTGTATGCTGTGGTCTTTTCATTCTATGAATGACTCGCGCTGTTTCAGCAACACTTCTAAAATCATAAAACGACATACTCCATACAACCCAACTACCATTCTTTTACCAAATCTTCATAGGCATCATCATCAGGTATATGTGATAAAATAATCTTCTTTGCTTTGTCGCCAACCGGCCATTTTTGTTTTGTTGTTTTAGAACGGGGAATGACTCTAAGTGGCCTACCAAATATCATTTTTGTGTATGCTTTCATCCTCACTACTGATACCCGATTACCAGTCATTTTACAAACAATGTAAAACGCATCTGCTAATAATGAATCTGGTGCGCGTGGTGGTTGTTTCATCAAATCCGACCACAACTGCCATGTTAAATCGCCAATCGGTTCTGCCACCGCATCATCGCCAAACACAGCCCTTGATAGATTGTGAGAAAGCACTTTGCCTCTCTCTAAGAGTTTTTGCCAACGGTCATCAGTCATCAAGTGGCTCAACTCCTTCATCGTTTTCTATCCATGCAACATCATCAGCAACTAAATCCATTAATTTATTTGCTAACTCCCTTGTCTCATCTCTTGTTAGCATAAATCCTTGTTTGGTATAGCCTACATAACCTGACATTGAAGGCACAACTCGGTGCAATCTTAAGTTTAAAACCCATTCACCGTATGCTTCGGTAGTCATAATGTGGAGGCTTTGACCCGGAATAAATCGGGGGGCTATTTCACCCACCAATCTATTTTCAAATTTTGTTCCAACGCCTCTCGCCATGTTACTCATTCCTCTTCTTCAATTATTTTCTTTAACTGCAAACGGGATTCCTTTAACAACCAGCCTGCATCATCAACAACAACATGAATACCTTTTAATTCGTCTTCAACACTTCCTTCTTTGCCACAACATGGGCAAGTGGCCAATTCATCAATAAGTGAATACTTAGTGCCAGCCGCTAAAGGTTCAACTCTAAACATAGCACCGCACTTTGATTTACATATTGAAACATCACCAATTAACTCATCTGGTATATTTATTAATAATTCATGGTCGTATGCTCGCTTTACTTTTTCTTCTATTTTCCAATTAATCATATCGGCCAAAACCATGATCCAATGATGTTGATCAAACGGGCTTGTAATTGTATTTGGCAACGGTTTTGAAAAATGAATCTCAATTAAAGTTAATTCTCGTTCACCTGTACGCTCATAGACTCCTACATTTGGTAAAGTCCAAAGACCGCCAATAGTCATTGAATTCCAAAGCAAATAAGACCATTCAACATCTTCATTCGTTGGCTGGGGTATGTCCTCTTGCAAATTTCCACCCCCTGCACTGTGGGCAACGGAATACGCTTCGTTGCTTTTTTGTCAAAACATCAAATTTGTTACCTTCGCTGTTCATTGAAGGGTTGCCGCAATCGGGGCATTTAGTTTTAACAGCAAAGTCCGTTCCCGGAGAGTCGCTGTGTCGTAAAAAGGTTGAATAATTGAAACTCTTATCCAATTCCGAAGAAATGTCATTCCATTTGAAAGGTCTTTTGTTATTGTTTTTCTTAAATTTCATTTCGGTTAAAAGGGATTCCGCTTCTAAAAATAACTCATCTATGTGGCCTTTATCCTCCCACTTCTTTCTTTTAGCAACCAGTGTAACTTCAGACCATCCTGTTTTTGATGGCGGAAATATAGTACCCTTTGCATTTTTACTTTCGTCTTCACATTCAATGACAAACCCAATGGGTTTTCCTTCCTGTAATGCGTGTTTAATCATTTTTGGTAATCTATTCATTTAATGTTCCTCCTTTGATCCTCAATCTTTTCAAAGTCATGTTGTGGGTTTTTTCATAGATTTCTATAAACTCTCTTGCATCTATTATTTTATCATCTATTTTTGATAGTGCTTCGCATTTTTCAACACCATTCAATTCATCATATTGTGCGCTACCCAGCAACATTCCTCTATCGGCTCTCAACTCCTGAATAATTATGTTCCAAGGTTCTATTGCTAATTTTAAAACATCTAATGATTTCAGGGCTTCGTTGTGGCGTTTCGCTCTTGTCATGGTTAGGGGATAATGATTATACACATAAAGCCTCATACCCATTCATCGTTTTTAAAGTCAAAGCCCTTCGCATCTATATTCATTTCAATCATCACAACCAGCATTGTTTCACAAACTTCGCATTCCTCTCTCTCTCCTTCATTTGGATGGCCGCAATACATACAAGTCACCCAATCATTCAAGTCTTTGAAAAGTGATTCCGATACGGGGTCATGTGACCCATCATCGGTTCTGTTTGTAAAATGCTTTTTAAAATCAACATCAGCCCATTTTATGTAAATTGGATCCCAGTGATTTCTCCTTAATGCCATGTCTAAAGGCGCATGACTACCACATGAAATTGTATCTTTTTCAATCAGGTTTTTACTTATTGTTCCTCTTGAGCCATTGGCTAATATGAATGCAAACTTTTGTTCGTTTTTTGCATTGTTTGGAATATCAATGTATGGTAATATGCCATGTACCTCTCCTGTATCTATCATGCGCCGTAAAACCACATAAATTTGAGTTAAGGGGGCGAATGGCATTGTTAATGCGCTCATGCTTTCACCTCATACCCTTCTATCTCATTAATAACAGTCTTTGCTGGCCCATTGACAACAAGCACATTAGACTCATCTTTGGGATGCCCTATCTCCCATCTGGTCGTCTTTGTAAGTATCTTCTCGCCCGAATCTAATGTAATATAGCGGCAGGCAGGCACTATACGCATAAAAGATGGTGGGCAACCAAACAAACCATAGGCGGCGACCCACACTTTACCCGCCACTGAACGGCCCGTTGGCTTTTTTTCATACCTCACTATGTTTGGCCCACGATTATTCTTAGCCATTATTCATCCCCCACTAATAATTTTTCATACCGACTTTGAAGTGTTCTTGCTAATGTTCTAATATCTGCATTTGATTGTTGGCGGGATAAGTGGAAAAGAATTGTTATAGCATCATTGGCTATTGCCTGATAACTTTCATTCCTCATTATTATATCCCTCCATCAAAGCCCATGTAGTAGTGCGCCTCGGATAACTGGGTTGTGCGACTTTCCTAAACCATTTTGAATATCGCGTTAATAACTGCGTTAATTCATTCATTGAAATACCATTACGATATGTTGAATTAAATGTGTCTCTAATCATATTTGATGAAGAGGGTTCGCCAAGTGTTTTCATTATTTTGATCACCAGTGAAACCTTTCCTCGCGCCGCCTTAGAATCCATTCCGATACGATGCCTTGCTCTTGCCATAATTACTCCTCCTTCTTTGTTGGATTGTTTAACTGTGAACCTGACATAACTCTTGCCACATCATCGCTACTTGCTACTGAAACTGTTAGAGTCTTAGTGACACCCAATGCTTCGCTCATAGAGGTTGGCTGTGGTGCTGGTGCTGGCTCATCAAGGACAAGTGCATGGCTACCAACCTTCGGTTGCCCCAGCCCATAATAGCCTTCTTCATACACTGGCAATCCAACATATTCCGCATAATGTTTTTCGGTGCAAAACCAACGCTCGCCATTTGGCAAATCCTCAACCTTAAATTGTCCTTCTAAGTCGCACATAGCGCATCCTTCATTCCAAGGTGGTGCAGGGCGAGATGGTGAAGTATCGGTCAATAGCATAACTGGCACATCAACCGTTTCACCGGCTTCATTACTCATTGGTAATGTTCCTTCTATGAATTCGGCCATCGCCTGTTCATCATCATACTCATCAATAACATCATCATTTTCAAGTGTCGGCAATCCTTTTGCATTGTCTATCAAATCGGCATCCTGATTAATCCATTGGTAGCGGCTACTTCTCCTAATTCCCGTCTTTACAACCCTTTCTTCATCGCATAGAGTATTCATTATCTTTGTGAGAACCTTTGAATCCTTATTCTTTAATTCGGGTACAAGTTTTTTGATTTGCCCCATTGTTAGCCCTGTCATATTTGGGCCTACCATACCCGCAAAAAACTCTTTTTCTAATGCCTCCAAGATCAAATCAGTGTAAATATCCGAGTCATCCGAGGTGTTGTAAGAAGATTCCTGATGGACTTCATCGGCGGGTTCTGTGTAAGTGTGTGATATATCGCCGCCTCCATACTTGTCTTCAATAGGGGCTAATTCAACACCGGCAACGACAGGGGAGGCAAGAGCCGCTACTCGCTTTGCTATCTCCTTTGCATCCATTACCGGCACTGGTGATGGCTTGGGTTCTTCAATGTCTTCAATGGTAAAGGATAGATTAACCGATGGTGAACCTGCCGATTGCGTTTTGAAATTGCGCTTCAATCTGTCAAGTGCTTCTGCAACTGCAACAGCATGACGAACCGGCGGTAGTAAATCCTGTTGGATTTTGAGCCTGCCTGTTTCTTCATTGATAATGGCCGCACTGTCTATTGCTTCGCACATTCTATCAACAAGGATATTCAATACATACGGGTCGCCTTCAAACACTTCAACCAATGCCGCCGCAAACTGTCCTTCTGTCCAATCGCGAGGGATTGTAGCGGTTGATACCTTATCTGACATACCAACCGGGATTGTAATAACTGCCTTGCCTTGTGTTGCAGGCTGAAAGCGAATCACTTTACCCTTTATTCTAATTTCAAGGTCGGTATCAATTACTTCGGCAATTGGGGAATGCCCTTTTCTTTCATCCTTATCCAGATAAACACCATTAGTATTCATCCACGCATCTTGTATTACGCTACCAAACATCTTCAATGCTGGCCCGATTTCGGCTGGTATATGTGGTATCGCTTCGGCTAATTCTTTCATCTCTTTTCTGCTCATATCTCTCACTTCACCCATGCAGGGTAGTTAGTCGGAGGGAGGATGACTATATCAATCTGCTGTGTCCTTAGAGTGAATGGCACATTTATTTGATTTGTAAGTTTTAAAGTGACCGCAACGGGTTTTCTTAGAATTATTAGCGACACATCGGTATTCATCGGGTGCTGGACTCTCTCGGCACACGCGACAGATGAAATCATAATCATTTGGGTATTTATTTTGCCTTGGACTACTTGATCCCACTACATCGCAAAGAACACATACTCTTCGCATGGATTCAGCCCTCTATCAAGTGGCGAGTGTATGTGCTATCTAATTGACCTGTTGCCGCCCATAGTGCAATCTCATAGCCGTCATTTAGAATTGAAGTGGTTCGTACCATATCTATTTTCTTAAATGCCGATGATTTGGCAAGAACATTTGACAATTGGTTTGTAGTAGTACCATGTCTTGTATGCGTATTAATCAATTCTTTTATTTGGTGAGTATTCAAACAACCATCTTCGGATTCGTTGATGACCTTCAAAGCCCATTCAGCGATTCTTCTTGTCCTCATTGTATCAACCCATTTGAAGACCTTGATTATTTGGGCCTTCGCTTCGCATCATTATCACATCATCAATACGGAGAATCATTATTGCCGCTTCTGTTGCACTTTTCAGTGCTTGCTTTAAAACCGATGCAGGCTCAATAATTAACTTCTCTATGCCATCGCAAACCAAAGCATTTCCAGATTCATCTTCGGTTTCTATTAGTAAAGCGGATTTCCAATTATTTTCTCTATGTTCTGAACCCATAATCAAAGCAACATCAACGGGATCTAATCCAGCATTCTCGCCAATCGTTTGAGGTATAATCATCATTGATTTACCAAACGCCTCAACAGCCATCCGTTCTCTTCCTTTTGAAATCTCATGGCTAACCTTTGCGATTTGTGTTGCGATATGTGCATGAGGCGCACCGCCCCCGACAATAATCTGTGAATCCTTTTGGTATGCTAACCAGCAAACGCCCAGCGCATCATCCAATGCTCTTTCAATTTCAGCCGCTACATGAGGGGTTGAACCGAAGGCAATAATTGAAACTGGACTTGGCGTGGCTGTGGAGGCCACCCTGATGAATGGCATATCATAGTCATTAACAACTTGAATTGAAGACTCTCCTAAATCGTCATCGCCCAAATCAAAAATATCCGATACCATTGTTGCGCCTGTTGCTTTGCATATCGCATCAAGATCAGAACGAACAACCTTCTCAATAACTAATGTTTCGCTTCTGCGAAGGTAATGAATCGCAAGGTCATCAACGCCCTTCTGTGCGAATACCGCCGCTACTCCCATTGATTCAATGTGCAATACCATTTCTTTGATAGCATTTTCTTCTTCGGCAAGAAACGCCGCTACTTGAGTCGGGTCTGAAATTTGAACCTGCGCCTCTATTTTGCTTTGCTTTGCTTCTATTGCACAAGACAATACAGCAATTTTTCCAATCGCTTCATTCACCATACGAGGGTGTGCCTTATCCTTTTCAAGAGCGACTCCATGAAACAGTGTTGTATCGCCTACGCTACCGCCTGTAACTGTCAAAGTTCTAATGTCTTCAAGTGAAGAAACTTCTTGGATAGCAGATACGCAAATTTCGCCCAGCAACTCTTTTGAGGATTCCGCCGATTTCCCGGTCAATGCTGTCATGGCGATACTCTTCAATGGTATTCCTTCTTCAAACTCAAGGGCTGTTTTTTCTGCGAGATGATTGACTATGGCTAAACTGGCTTCCAATCCCTTTCGGTAGCCTGTGGTAATCGTAGTCGGGTGTATTCCCTTCTCAAGCAATTCTTCTGCATTCTTAAGTAATTCAGATGCGAGGACAACGGCTGATGTTGTGCCATCGTAGCATTGACTCTCTTGAGTCTTTGCGACTTCAACAACCATCTTTGCGGCTGGATGCTCTATCCCGACTTCCCGGAGTATAGTAGCACCGTCATTAGTGATTATCACTTGACCTGTATTATCAACCAACATTTTATCCATTCCCTTTGGCCCTAATGTTGATCGTACTGCTTCACCAACGGCTCTTGCCGCACTGATGTTATTTCCTTGAGCATTACGCCCGCGCTTTTGTTGTGTGCCTTCTTGCATAATGAAGATAGGTTGTTGCTGGCCAGATGGTTGCATATCCTCACCCATTGGGCTATTACTTATCAAGGCTCACTTATTCTAATCATTACAGGCCGACACACTATGAATCCTGTGCCTTCGTCTTTATTGCGATGACCTTTTCGCCAGCCCAATGCTTTCAATTTTTTCTTAGTGACTAAAACTGCAATTCTATAATTCGTGGTGTGGTATGATTGGCGACTAATCATGTTATGACCTGAACGCCGACGATACTCTTCTGCAATCAATGGGTAAATATCAGTCATCCAATACACATCGCCAGTTCTTGAATTGATAATATCGGGAATGACTTCACGCATGATTTTCATATTGAAGGTCTTGATTCCCCCTCGCCCCATAATTACCATCCCCGTTCTTCTGGTGTTCCCAAAACTTTGTTCACGACCCTTTCACTGTAATTGTTTTGAAAGCAACAAGGACACCAAAAACGCTTTGATTTTTTAGGATATTCAATGAGCATATTCCCATTGAAAACCTCAAAAGTATCGCGGTTGCAATCTTTTGTATCGCACATTTCGCAAACAGGATGCTCATAATACTCTTCTCTTTCAAAGACGACTTTACCTAAGATTCTGAATGCAGGGGTGATTCTTTTGAAGACTGGATTTAGATTCAATCTCCTCGCTTGGGTATCATTCAAAAATTTCACGCCATCACCTCCACGCCTTGCCACCATGACGGGGCAGGTGTTCCCTTCTCCCACTTGGCAAACTGCTTACTGTGGTAGTATGCTCGGTATGCCTTGACTACATCATCATCCCTATACTCATCAGGCATAGCCTGTGCGAATGGTGTTAATCCAGTGAAATTGAATATAGGTGTCAGTGGTATTAGCATAGCCATTTGATTAATTGGTGCTTCACAAGCATGAACCTTGTTGAACCTGTTGGCGTATTCACTACACAACGCCTTAGCGTGGTCGGCAAGCCACAATAAATTATTTGCACTATCTCCCGCCCATACTGTGCAGGGATGATGAGCATAGCCTCCCTTGTATGGTGTTCCCGATTTAGTCAGTGGCATTTGCTCATCAGTAGCACCATGTCGGCGCAGGGCTGATGCCATCATCTGTGCCGCTTCAACACACATCTTTGGTGTGTGCTTATCACAGTGCATACGAGCCGCTTTAATCGGGTCAAGATCTAATACGAATATGTTCATTCCTCTTCATCTCCATTCAATCTCTCAAAGTGTTTCAACAGCATATCGTAAAGACTCATTGAGAATCCTCCCATTTGTAAATCTCGGTTGTTGAGAGACTACTACATGAACGACAATGTGTTCCGCCGCAATTAAGACAGTTAATACACTTGCAACCAACATAAGCACCGACTAACACACCCTTGCTAAAGATAATATTTGAACCGATACTGGCGGCATGACCTGAATACTCCTCGGCATATTTTGTTGGTTTTCTGAGGCACTTTCGGCATTTACGATTGCTCGCCATCCACATACCCGCTAACTCTTTGCGTTCTATCATTAATTTTGTTTTTTCGTGCATTTTTTCATCTCCGTTTTTGGCGGGGGTCTTTGCCCCCTCAAACTATACTAAGCGGTGCGACTACATATACCTGCCTGCGGCAAAACGGCCACTAAGAGCCTGTTTTAAAATTAAACAGTGAAGTTTGCCTTGGAGGGGTGATGACGGGTTCAGTGCCAACTGCTTGTTTTAACAAATGCGTTATCACATCAATAGTCCACCCATTACCCAGCATTGATTTTCTTTTTGAATCGCTTAGATTGCCCACCTGCGTATAATCATCAGGAAGCGTTTGCAATCGTTCCATTTCATTGACTGTTAGGTATCGCCAATCAATATCCTTCTTAAGCACAGTAAAGGCATCTAAATGCCTCCCTGATGAGCGATTCGTTAGCACACTATCTTTTTCAACAGTGGTGATGCAACACATCTTTGAATAGTCTTTATTCACTTCAAGCGTTTGAATTCGCGGGAGTTTGATATTATCATCTTCTCTTTTACCAGTATTCCTATTGATTTTACGCCCTGCTATGAATGCTGGATTTGTCATTCCGTCATCCTTTTCCAGTATTTCGGAAAGGTGATTGTGTGTTGCAATTGGTTGAGAGGTCGGCCAATTCGCCCAATACACGCGCTGTCTTCTTTGTGCCGATACAAGAGATGAGCATATGTGAATCGGCTCAACTCCCATGTGTTCTGTAATGATATTCTCCCATTCTTTACGCATTCTAACATTTTCTAATAAGAAGTATTTAGGCTTGAAATGTTTGATAATATCAATCATTGTGAAAAATAATATGCTTCGTGGATCATCAAAATTATATTGCTGGCCTTGTGCCGCAAACCCTTGACATGGCGACCCTCCCATGATTAAATCAATGTGTTCTAAATCCCATGACTCCCATTCCTCAACATCTCCTAATTGTATTGTATCTGGGTAGTTTTTTTGGGCTACTAATACCGACTTTTTATCAATCTCACTTGAATAATAATTTTCAAAGTTAATGTTTGCTTTTTCTAAAGCATGGCGACCCGATGAAATGCCATCAAACAGCGAGAGGGCATTCCTAATTTCAGTCATTAATCTCAACCTCAAGTAATAATGTACCCGATATTGTTTGGTGTGCAATTCCTGTCGCAATACAATTTATTTCCTTGTCCTTTAGAAGACCTTCTTCATCAACATAAGCAGTTTTAATGTGTGCATTTGCAATTCCCAATTCCGCGCTAATATCTATTCCTTCAATGTTTCTAACTGGCTCAATCATTCCTCCTACTTGTCGTTGTAGCCATCGCAAATCAGTCTTCTCAACATCTTCCATGCTGATGTATGAATCTGGTGAAAAGGGTACTTTAATTGCAAAAAACATTATTTCGTCTGTCACAGACATATTAGCCCAATTGTTTTTACACATTTCATCAATTGTATATGCTGGAAACTTTAACCATACGATAGACATTTTAATTCCTCCTCATTTGTTGAAACGCCACATATTTATCAATACAAGAACGGCATTTATTCTCCTTTTCAGATTTAAATGACAAAGGCCAATTTCTATCACAAAGCAAACACATGAAACTTTCATCATTACATTCTTCTAATTCACCCGAACACAGTCCGTTTTCAGGTTCATGGGTGAATCCTCCTTTGGGCTTAATAGCACCGCCACAGGCGAAGCATGATTCGTATTCCCCAGCAGGTTTGACGCATTTATGGTCGTATTCAATATCGTGATCCGCTTGACTCCAATTTTTACAAACCGAACAATCCTCTCTCAAGTCATGGTCGGCCAACATTTTGTGATATTCTTCAGGAGACACATTTGCTCGTTCCTCCTTTGTCAAATACGCAAGTATCAGTGTATCGCTTGGTTTCGTCATGCAATCATCTCCTGTTGCCTCAATCCTTCCTTAATGCTGTGTGAATTGCGGCAGTTCTTAGTTTCATAACCTGCGCCATTGTAGCCATCACAGCCCATAAAAGAGTCTATCGTGGGCTGGCCGTTATTTTGTTTTCTTGACAAAAGGGTTCGCATTGTTCCCGTACACTTCGGACAATCAAACGATGGGCAATAAGAAATAGCCTCGCTATCCATAGCATCTAAGATCTGATTGTAGCGAGCCATTAGATTCTTTCGCCAATTCTTGACTCTATGAATACGAGTAAATTTAGCACCTCTAATGATTGAATCATCTGGGGCAATTAGAATCAAACGCATGGCATCCGAACCTTTTCCTCGCCCAGCATCGCTTCTAACATCAATGGTTGAAAATAAGCGGATTCTAAGGCCGTTTTCGTGCATTAGGTCATACTGAACCTCAAAACCATTTAGAGGGTTATGAGCCACCTTTACGAAGCCTTCTGATTGCATAAACTCATCCATCTCCTCTAAGGATATTTCAGTATATTGTGCGCTCATTCTGAATCCTCCTCCACATCTTTTGTCAATTCATCAATCCTCTCATTCGCACATTTAATCCTCATGTGATTTATTGTATGCGTTTCTGAAATGAGATCCCGGATTAGATATTGAATAGTGTGTAATTCTAATGCCGCATCTAAGTCTGTCATCACTTGTTCCGCTTTGGAAATAACTCGCCAGCATTCGTTTAGAGTCCAGTCCTCGCTTGATTTTCTAATCCGCTTGAGCCGTTCTTGTTGCCGGTAGAATTCATTGATCGATAAATCTAAACTCATTGTGAAGCCTCCTTCTCGTCTTTTGCCAATTCAATTCTCTTGATGGCTTCTTCCATCCGTAAGTCCATCTCGCGGGCTGTTTCTTTGCCCCGATAAAAGTCAATATCTTCGCAGGCTGGGCAGTAGCGTTTTGGCCCTGACCATGACATTAACTTGTTTAGTATCGCGTGTTCCCTTAACTCGCAAGATTCAGCAACAAACGCATCGGCTGGAACAGCAAACACATGACCGCCACATTTGCCCGTACTGCCACATTGAATGTGAATCATTCCGACTATCATTGTAAAGCCTCCTTCTTGTCTTCAGGAAATCTGCAAGGATAGTGCATTTTGCCCTCGTTATCTCTCCAATAGTGGCCTAACTGTGAGTCATCCCAAAGCAAGGTCATTTCATGCCGTTGGCTGTCTTTTTGGTCTGCATGAAGCATACGATTGCATTCATGGCAGAAGCCGTTGTAATCAACCTTAATTGAAACCCAGCCGGTTTCGGTTGATACTGAATAACTAACAGGCTCATTGACTGTGACTTCTTGCTTTCTGCAAGTCCGAACCCAATAATCATCAGCCTTGTTGATAGAGCCAGATTTAAACGCCATGCCGACTCCTTTACATTGTCTAACTCGTTCAACGGATGACTTGTAATTGCCTGTGATTTCAGCATAACAATAATCCGCATTACCGCTATTAAGCCTATGTTCGTCATCCTGATAGCATTCGCCGTTTTCCTTGACAAAATCAATCGCCTCCTTGCTGGATGAAGCACCTCGTACCTCCACAGCATATGTCGTTAATTCATTGTATTTCACAGTATAGATCTTCTTTGTTTTTGTATCTTTTTCAATCATTTTTCATTCCTCCTTTTCCTTTCTTAAATCACAGTCGCACTTTGTTTCAAAGTTTCTGTGTTCTCCGCATTCTTCGCATAACATAATTCATTCCTCCTTGGATAATGGGGCAAACTTTCGTTTTAGTGTGGTAACATTATCGGTTAAATAGTGAATCCCTTTATCATAATAGACTTCATAAATTGTTTCCATGCCCATGTATATTCCCGCATACATAACTTTGCGTTCAGTAACCTTCATCACCCCTTTATTTTGGGTTTTCCTATGGATAACTCTTTGCCCATCTCCATACTTTGTTTCAGATAACATAATTCACACCTCGTATAGCGCAAAATTCCACGCCTCGCCCATTTCAAAGTAATATCCGTATTCATCAAGCATATCATTCAGATCTTCTCTCAATGGATTCATCCCGTAAGAATCATTATTGAGGGCTGAATACACCGCACCTTCGTATGTGCAGGTGATTGTAGCATCATTGGCATACTGGCTGTATTCCGAGCCTCGTATGTCCGTTAGAACCTTCTTATTGCCGCTTGAATCATAATCCCAGCACTTGTTTCCGAAGTATATTCTGGTATCGGTTATTTCACCTTGACCTGCGATCTTGAATAGTGATTCAATCTTTCTTGCTATCTCGGTTTTCTTCATGCTGAATCCTCCATCGTTGCTTTTAATTCTGCTTTGTCTTCATCACTCAGGATTCCTGTTTCTGCTATGCTGAAATATCCACACGACCAACACTCTAAGTTATGATACGGTGGTCTTGTGCTGACATTGTTTAGGCAAGTGTTCTCACCACATTCGGGGCAATCACCCACGAAGGAGTTACCACTCATTCTTCATCACCGTACCCTTCTATCAGACTCGCACAAGTGTAACCCATATCAACAAGCAACCTTGCCGTTATGGTT